ATTGCTGCGATAGATGCTGTCATTAGTGCATCGCTTAACTCTTTCGATAATCCTACTGATTGACCTAAATCACTTGCAAAATCCTTACCAATATCGTTTATTTCTTCAGCAAGGTCTTTGCGTTCTTTCTCAGTTTTAACTATTTTTTCAACGTGTTCTAATTGTTCAAGAAGTCTATCACGCAAATCTTCATTTGCACCAGTATATCTTTCGATTATTTCTTCTTTTTTCTGTTGAATGCTTAATAATTTACTTTCTAAGTCTTTCTGACCTTTTAGTTCATCTACAAGTTCTTGTTGAACTTTTGTCAATTCACCACTCTTAGTAACCTTAGTTTGTAATATTTTGGTAAGGTCACGCTGAAGAGCTTGTTCACTCTTAATCGCATTTAACCGTGCCGCTGTATCTTTTTGTTCTTCACTTGCCATATATTATCTCACTAAGTATATTATTTTCCTTTCAAGTATTTATCCCCAGCCGATGTCCAATCTATTGGTTTAAGATTATATTTTTTTAGAATTGCTTGATATTCGGGGTCATTTGTGAGTTTATCCAATTTCTTTTGTTTATATGCTTTCATAATAGAACCAATAAATGATTTGATTGCATTCTCATTCATACCCTTAGCTTCTAATTTTTCAATTATGTTTTTTTTAGCCATAATACTTACTCCGTTATTATATGTATAAATATAGAAAAACCCAACAAATATGTTAGGTTTTCTAATATCATCTACTTCTTGCTTTAGATTTTTTCATCTCTCTATCGTATGCTTTCTTTTCTTCTTGTTTAAATTCTATAATTTTCATAATATAAAATTTCCGAACCCATATCGGCATATTGTAAACATCCGAAAAAGTAAATCCACCATTTCCATGATAAATGAGGTCAAATATGTGGGAATGTAGATGTTTTCTATAGTTTTGCGGAAGGCCAAAAAAACCCTACATCCATCGGCAGTAGCATATCCCTCCTTTCCCCAGTTTCCTCAGATATAAATTCATATGTCATATTAACATCCGGGACAACTTCATTAATGTATGCTCTTAATGCTTGTGAATCTAATGCAAATAGTTCATTATCTACAAAATTGTTAATCACCTTTTCTTCAGTTTCACCATCTACTGATAAAATCATAACTTTCAATCTCGTTGTTAAATCTCTTGAAGTCATATCTTTCATTTTACGACTTTGCTTTTGATTTGCTGAGATTAGATGTTTTACCTTTCGTTCTTTACTTTCAGTCATTGCCATAAAAGTAATTTTTCGTTTTGAACGAGGTAACTCAAATTCAAATTCATTTCTATGTAGTTCAACTTGGTTAGAACCATCATATTCTATGTTTTCAAACTGAGTTAAATCAATGGTGTCTTTTTGTTTGTTATTAGTGAATGGGTCGGTAATCTCCACTTCATAATCTTTACCATACCCCAATACTCTTGCGGCAATCATAATTGCGTTTTTATCACCAGTTACCAAATCACTATAGTTAATTTGCATACCTTCACCATTACTAACTATCAATGCTTTGAATAATCTATCTAATACACTCCCATCTTTAATGTATGATTGTGTCGTAAGTATATCTTCTTCTTTTGCAGTCATATACTTCATTTCAATCTTACCTGATGATAGTGGATTATCTTTTGGATAAATTAATCCTTTTGATGGTAAATCAATTATTTCAGTTGGAAATTTGTAATCAGATACTTGCTTTTGTTCATATTGTTGTTTAGCAAGTTCTATCATCTCTTCATTTGAGAGATTACGTTTGTAATCATCTTGTAATTCTTGACTCATTTTGTTACCTTTTTTTAAAACTATGTTCTTATATAAATATCAAAATAAAAATAATTAAATTAAAAAACCCCATCCATTTCTGAATGAGGTTCTTTATTTTTCAATTTGTATTATAACAATCCGAAATTAGTATTGTAGTATTGCGTAATCGTAGGTCAATGTTAAATCTACAGTTGCTAAATCTTCACCAGTGTAATCCATATCTGAGAATTTTGCTGTTTGAATGTAAGCTCCTTTCAAAGTCCACTCTTCTACTTTATCACCTACAGGACCCAAACTGTTAAAAGTGATATCTTTTTTATAGAAATCAGAGTATCCATTTCTACCAGTTACAGATTCGTGATGTAAACGAACCCACTCCATTGTAGCTTGTGCTGCTGATGGAACGATTGGGTCATAAAGTGAAATTGTTAAATCACTCCACTCACTTCTACCTTTTACATATCTTCTAACATTGATATGGTCAATAGTAACTTTACCATTTCCTATCTCAGGTCTATTGGCGGCTTTAATTAAATATGCAGGAATTCCTTCCACATACATAATAAAGCGGTTCGACATCTTCGGTTCGAAGGATGTAAACATTATTTCAGTTGGGTCTAATAATTGTGCCATTTATTTATTCTCCGTTGTTTTTCTTTATTATAAATATTGTTCTTTTAAAAAAAGATTGTGTTCCCCACCGAAATGGGGAACTTAATCTAATTTATATTATTCTGGAAATGCTGCTCCAGTTGGTAATACATTGAAATCAAGAACAATAAATTCAGCTGTCTTAGCTGGTTGTAAGAAGATTTCACCCACCATAATGTTTCTATCAATTACATCAGGAGTGTTATTAGTTTCATCCATTATCACTCTAAATGCGTATAAACCTTGTCTTTGTTGGATTGATTCCAAATAAGGGTTTACAATTGATAAGAATCTATTTCTCGTTGCTGCTGTGTTGTTTTCAAACACTAAGTAACGAGTAGATGATGCGATAAACTTCTTCACTGCAATCAACAATCTTCTTACATTGATTCTATCCAATGCAGATGGTTTAGCTTGTAGTGTTTTTTGTCCAAACACAGTAACACCTTGACCAGGGAATGTTGCGATTGGGTTAACTCTACCTTCGTAAAGTGTATCTCTCTCAACTCTTGTCAATCTTGTCTTAGCTTCAATTACTGAAGTTAATCCACCTCTATTCAACCCTGCAGGTGCGAACCATTCTGCTGCTACTTGGTCGTTAAATGCGATAACACCAGGTAGAACTACTGATGGCGGAACCCATACTGGTTTGTTTTTATCAGTATTCAAAATCTTAACCCAAGGGTAGTAAGATGCTACATAATTTGAATCAAATGATTGAACTGTGTTAACAGCTGTTGAAATTGAATCACCCCATGCACTTGCATCCATTACAAAGAATGTATCTTGTCTATCTTCGCACATATCTTTAGCAAATGTAGTTACTGAAGAATGTAATCTATGGATAAGACCAGGAATTACTAACATATTAATATCAAATTCATCAGGATTAGATACAGAGTTGATAGCTTTTCTAAATGCAGTAGTTCCACTTGCCGTATTTGATGAACAATTCCAACCTTGTGTATTACCTGCGATAATATCATTACCAGTATAAACAATTCTATTTGGTTTGTATCCATCAAAACCACCTTGGAAAGGAACTATAAATTTCTTAGCTGATAGAGTTCCATTTAATGTTATAGAAGTATTTAATGTATCATCATAACAATCACCCAAATAGAATGCCGTTCCAACGGTAGCCGTATTTGAATCAGGAGTTGGTGCTAAGAAGTTTAAGTTATCCGTTGTAACAAAATCAAAATCATATCCTAAGAATGCTTTCTCATTGTAAGATTGATTGATTGATTGAGATACAACATATGATGGATTTGGTAATGCTAATAAATTACCAAATGGATTTTGTAATGCTGCGAATCCAAATGGAACTAATGAAGGGTCAATTGCTTTGTTGTTAACTGCAGTTGATACTTCAACTCTAACATTTGCTGAATTATTGTTGTAATCACCATTAGTTGATAGTTTACCATTAGCATCTACAGTAATATACTTATCACCAATCACTCTTGCGATAAAGTTTGGTGAATCAGGGTCTAAGTTTACATTTTGGAATGATTCTACTAAATTAGGTCTAATATCTGAATCAACTACTCCTACAAATGGTGAACCATTGATTTTATCTTGGTCTACTCTTCTAATCACCACAGTAAATGAACCATACTCAGAACCTGCAACAGTTCCAGCTGGTTTAATATCTTGAATACCAACTTTAAATTCGTAGTTAGTTGGAGTTCCATGTGATAATGTATGGAATTTAATTAAGTTTGTAGTGTTACCACCAACTTTTTGTGAAGTAATCCAAGGAGTTGATGCTTCAGTATATGCTTTTGAATAATCAATATCTTGAGCAACATCAGCAGTTACAACCACAATTTCTCCAGTTGCAAAAGATGCTGATTGGAATACTTTAAAGTTTGAATAAACATATGCATCTTCAGAACCTCTAGCCCCAAATCCAAATAACTTAGTAAAGTAGTTATCACTTGTTGGATTCATTGATGCTGAATAATTAGTTTCAGTTGCTTCAGAACCACTAAGTGTCAATGTAAACAATGATGCTGATACATCGGCCGAACCTAAGTGGTCTGTTACTGAACTCGATTTAAATACCTCAGTATCTGAAGTAATTTGTGTTGTTGGATGTAATACTGCTACTACTTTAACACCATAAGATGATGATATTGTCAATGCAACAGGATTTTCTAAAGTATATCCATCTTGCCCTAATACCCTAACGATTGTTGCAGTTCCAGCATCTTCCAAATATGATTGAGCAGTGTAAGGTAGGTATGAATCTTCTGTCAATCCACCGAATACTTGCTGAAACTCTTGGAAAGATTGTACTTGTGTTGGAACAAATGCAGGTCCTTTAACTGTAGAACCTATTAATGCTGCTCCAATCTCACCAATCCCTTGAGGTAGAAATGACAAGTCCTTTTCTCTTGTAAATACACCAGGACTTACTATTCTTTCTGCCATTTTTTTCTCCTATTATTTTTTTTGGTTTTGTATATCTATAAATACATCAAAAAATCTGAAACGATTATATTTATTCATTAGGAGTAAATAATCCTGTATTTATATCAAATTCACCTTCCCCATACTTTTCTTTCAGTTCATTTGCCAATTTGATTTCAGATTCTCTTAATTGTATATAGTTATTTCTCAATTGAGACTTATATTCATTGATTTTACCGAGTTGTGTTTCAATTAGAGTCAGTTCTATCTCAACTTCTCCTAATTTTGCTGTAATTTCCGAAAAATCATCTCTAAATTTTTGAATTTTCTTTATTTCTTCGTCTTCGAACTTAATTTTTTGTGTTTCTTTCTGATTTAACTCTGCCATAACCTTACTTTTTTTATTATGTTAACTATTATATATAAATATCAAATTTATTGTATAAAACTTAACTATCTAACTTAACATTCCAAACAATTTTCGAGTTTCCAAACGCTTTCTGATGGTTTACTACTCTATTACCCCTATCTTCAGGTACAATATATGCTTTTGTGGTAAGTGTTACATTACTTCTTACTATTCGTTCTTCACCAACACCATTTGTTGTTTCAAATGAGTAAGATTCACCTTTAATTTGGAATTTGTATCTATCTCCAAATGCCCCACCTTGAAAATATACGATTTGTTCTACTATTTTATTCAAATCTGCCATATAATCACACCACACTATCACATCA